GATATATCGCTTTTGGACGTGACGACGATCCGGACCCTAGACTATGTACGCAAGGCGTGCCGAGAGCGCGTGGCGCTCCGCTTCCCCAGGGAAAAACTATCCAGCAAGACGCCCCCGAAGGTCAAAAGCGAGCTGCTGGATGTGTTGCTGAAGCTCCAGGATCTGGAGATCGTCGAAGAGGTTGAGGCCAACAAGGACGGCCTGATTGTCGAGCGGGACCTGCAGGACCCGAACCGCCTCGACGCCAAAATACCCTGTGACGTCGTCAACGGCTTGCACGTCTTCGCGGGCCGCATCGATCTGTTGCTGTAACAAGCCGTAACGAAAGGAGAAAAGCAACATGGATGAATATGTCGAACTGGTTACCCTTGAGGTCAATGGACAGGAAATCACGGACTTCAATAAGGTTACGGAGAAAGAATATGAACTCCGGAGGCAGGTCAATCTCATGAACAAAACCGGCTTCACGAAAGTTGCGGTCCGCTATGGCTGCACAGTGGAATACGTGATTCCCAAGAACACCGCGGAATTCGATTTTGACAGCGTCGAGAACGGTACCCTGACCATCGACCGCGGCAACGGCAAGCGGGTCACCTATACCGGTGTCTGCACATTAAAAGTAGGCGATGTCGCCTACGGCGAGAAGGAAGCGACCCGCACCATTGAACTCGGTGCAGATAAGAGGACTTAGACATGATCACCGAAAAATGCACCCTCCCCATCGGGGTGGAATACGATGGACAACGGCACCGGGACCTGGAGATCCGGCCCCGCCTGGTGCGGGATCTGATCGACGGTGCGGTCAACGAGCGCGCACAAAATGACAGCTACTATTACTCCCTCTGCCAGATGGCGTGCCAGATTGTCCATCTCGGCGACATCCCGCGTGAAAAAATTTCCGGGGACCTGCTCCTCGACATGTACGAGGACGATTTCGACGCGCTGACGGAGGCAGCAAAAAGGGTCCGCGCGCGGGCCCACAAATTTCGAGGAGATGCAGAAGGATATCCGGAAACCGGTTCTGGCGCTCCTGAAGCTGGGGTTTCGTCTCCCTGAGATCCGTGACATGACGGAAGAAGAAATGGTGGGATGGATCGAGGCATACGGTGACCTGATAAATTCAGAGCAAACCAGGCACAAAACGTACAAGGTCAGGAAAAAGGCGAAGGACTCATGAATAACAAGGTTGAACTAATCCTATCCGGAAACGTATCCCGGCTGCAGTCCGCCCTGGGCACCGGTGAGCGTGGCCTGAAACGTTTCGGCGGCGCGGCCCGGCAGGAGTTCGACCGGATCAGAAACGCCGCCCGCAGCCTGGAAGGGACACTGGTCTCGCTGGGTGTCGGATATGGCGCGAGCCAGATGATCCTGGAGTCCGCCCGGCTCGACAAAAGCCTTACCCAGATCGGACAGACAGCGGGAGGAACGGCCAAGGATGTGAAGGACCTGCGTGCCGACCTGTTCCGCCTGGGCCGGGATTCCGGGCAAAATATCGATAGCCTGAAAGACGGCTTCAACGTTTTGGTTCAATCTGGCCTGAATATGGCGGAAGCCCGGGAAACTCTTCAGGGGATCAACACGGCGATGGCCGTGACGGGATCTAATGCCGAGACACTGGCATCGGGCCTTACCGTTGCGGCGCAGGCGTTTTCATTCGACCTCTCAAAGCCCGGACAGGCCCTGGACCTTCTGGACAAGATGACCGTGGCGGGACGTCTCGGCAACGCGGAACTGGAGGACCTCTCCGGAATCTTTGCGCGGCTGGGGGTCAACGCCGCCTCGGCGGGGATGAAATTTGACACGACACTGGCGTTTGTCGAGGGTCTGTCCATGATCGAGCGGCAGCCGGAGCGCCTGGCGAACCTGGCGGACAGCACGCTGCGGGTCTTTACCAATATGCGCTACATGGCGGAGGCGCAGAAGGCGACGGGAATCCGCTTCTTTGACGCCAAGGGACAACGCCGCGATGCGTTCGCCGTGCTGGAAGATGTCCGGGCAAAATACCAGACACTGACCACGGACAAGCAACGGGCGGATTTCATACAGAAAGCATTCGGCCAAACCGACCTCGACACGATCAAGGGCCTCAAGACGCTGCTGGCCGGGGACAATCTGGACAATGTCCGCAAATTCTCCCGTGAAATCGGCGGCGCCGGTGGAACCCTGAAGCGGGACTTCAACGAGGCGACGCGCAACCTGTTCGACCAGGCGGGCCGGCTTAAAAACGCCCTGACCGAGGCCGCGGAGGCGTTCACAATACCCCTGAACAAGGGTATTACGGCAGCGATCAAGAAACTGATGGACCCAAAAAAAGAAGGCGGAATGGAACTGTCCGGCGGTCAGATCGCCGCGGGTGGGGCTGCTGCTTTGGGAGCAGGATACCTCGCTTACCGTCTCGGTGGTAAAGCGATCAAAAACGTTCTGGGCAAGTTGGGCGGGACCGCCGCCGGGATCGCCGAGGGCAAGGCCATTGAAGCCGCGACCGGCGTGACTCCGGTCTTTGTGACCAACTGGCCCGGGCAACTTCCTGGTGGCGGCGCTATCGTCCCAGCGGCGGATCTGGCTGTAAAGGGCGGGACGCTCAGAAAACTGCTCACGTCGGCACCGATGCTCCTGGGCGGCAAGCTGGCCCTGGCGGGCGGCGCGGGGGTTGCCGCCGGAACCGGAATCAACATGATGATGGGCGGATTGTCCGGCTGGGCGACAAACGGCAAGTACAAGGGCGACGGCTGGCTGGGGGATATGCTCTATGACCTGCTGCATAAAGAGGAAAAAACCGAGGTCAAACCCACCATCAACGTCTCGTTAAACGTGGACCAGAACGGGCGCATGATGGCCAAAACGGACAACATGAACACCCAGGTCAACCTAAAGCGGGGTAAATTTTGATGGCCGCCGAACAGAAGGAGCGCTACGAAGCGCGCCTGGACAGCTTCAGCCTGGAGATGGAGACCATCGAGGACGCCATCGAAAAGGCGATCGCCAGGCACGAATTCCCGTACCGGGACGGAGCCCTCCTGGAGGACATGGGCCAGCGGGCCCGCACCATCCGCAGCCGCTGCTACTGGTACGAGGAGACCTACGAGACCCACAAGGAATTTGTCAAGCACCTGGCCAGGCGGGAACGCTTTGAGCTGCTCCACCCGAAATACGGTCTGCTCAAGGGCGCCGTCGAATCCGTGGCCATCCGCCATGACGACCGTCTCCGGACGGCGGAAGTCGATATATCGTTTGTCGAGGGCCTGATCGATTCCGCCGAGCCCGAACGTCGCCCCGATGTGCTGAAGTCAACCGAATCCGGTTTTGTCATGGGCCAGGCGGAGCTGGTCACGGAGATCAACCAGGATATCGTCAACCTGCTGGGGACGGAGGGCAACGACATCGCCGCCGCTGAGATCGATCCGACAGAGTTGATTGCCTATCAGATCAAGGGCCTTACGCAGAGGGGGCGCGACTACATCAAGGCGGTGGACGCCTACGTCGCCGAATTGGGCGGAACCCTCAATACGGTCGGCAACCCTGCCGGGTCGCTGCTCGACCTGATCCAGTACCCGTCAACTGTCGGCGGCCATCTGGCCGGCAGCCTGGCCCGGACCCTTGAACGCTATACGGTGCTGTACGATTCCTTGCGTAGCACGCCCCGCCGGTATCTGTCGCAGTTGAGGAATGGCCTGGGGGCGCTGGGATTGACACATCCTCATTTTACCAAACACACCCAAATCGCCGCCGTCCAGCGCCGGTCGCTGGAAACCGCGGCGCTCTATCAGGACGATGAATCCCTGAGGGAGCAGCTCAAGCAGCGCGAGACGGCACAAAGCTTTGACGCCCTGGGGCGTTATATCGGCACGGAGTCCCCCTGGGAGCCGATCATGACTATTGACGACATCGAGGCTACCCTGGCGGAGATCCGAACGGACATCCAGACGGCAGTGTCTTCCGCGCGCGGCATGACCTCCCTCAAAACGATGGCGGAAACCCTGCTTGAGTACGTGTCCCAGGTCAAGCTGGAGCGCGATAAAATCATTACCGTCGAGACGCCCGGCGAAATGCCCCTGCACCTGATCTGCCTGCGCTACGGGCTCCCTTACGCCTATGCGGAGCGCATCTACAGCATCAATGCCATCAAACATCCCAGTTTTATCCCGCCGGGGGAGGTCCGCATCTATGCCCGATAAAATCTCCCTCCGCATCGACAATCGCAGCATCGAGCGTTTCGAGAGCTACAGCATCGAAAGCGATCTATACACCGCCGATGACGCCTTTACCCTGGAGCTGTCCAACCCGGAAATCGACGTAAAAACAGGCGCCCGCTGCGAGCTGTACGTCAACGATCGGCTGGAATTGACGGGCCTTATCGACCGTGTGGAACGCAGCGGCGACAAGTCCGGAACCCGCCTCAGCGTCTCCGGGCGCGACCTCATGGGGCTTCTGGTCGATTCCTGCTGCGAGGAATTTATTACCCTCAAGGGGATAACGGTCAAAGCCCTGGCACAGCGTCTGCTCAGAACCGTGCCCTATATCAACCGCCAAAAGATCGTATATCAGGACACGTTCGCCGGTGGGGTATCCGGATCGACCGCGGCTCTCCTTGACGCGCCCCACGAGTTCACCCAGATCGAGCCGGGCATGACGATATTCGAGGCCCTCAAACAGTACGCAGCCTCCCGGGGTTTGATGTTTTTTGCCATGCCGGACGGCACGATGGTCTTCGGCCGCCCCAAGGCCAAGGGGACGCCGCTGTTTGCCCTGACCTGCAGGCGCGACGGCCGGACCAATATCAACGAGGGCTCCAGGGTCGAGGACTTCTCCCGGCGGTTCTCGAAATACCTGGTCGTCGGCCAGCAGCAGGGAACCGACGACACCACGGCCGATCAGATCAATACGGGAGGCGTGCCTGTTCTGGACGGCGACGTGCCCTATTACAAGCCCCTGGTGGTCACGGACAACAACGACGGACAGAGTCCCGCCGCGCATGCCCGGATGCTCCGGGAAAAGGCCCGCTTCGAGGGCTTCCAGTTGACCTACAAGGTGCCCGGCCACAGCCAGCAGGGGAAAAACTGGGCGATCAACGA